CGATCTTGACGCAGCCCTCCAGCGTGCGGGTGATGATGATGTCGATGCTCTCGGCGGCCGAGAGGCTGCCCTTGAGCGTGATGGTTAGCAGGCCGTCGGTGTAGTCGACGGTGTAGTCCGTGTCCTTGGCCGCCGCCGTGCTTTGCCCGTGGGCCTTCACGACGAGGCTGTCGGTCAGAAGTGCGCCGCCGCCCTTGAAGGCTTTGCCGTCGTAGACCGTGAGGGTCTCGCTGACGGTTTCCTTCTCGCTGACGGCCTTTGCGTCCACGATGGAGCTGTCGGCCGTCATTACCCAGTAGATGTAAGCCTGTTCAGGGCCCGCGGTGGATCTCTTGGCGGGCGCCAGACGGATCCGCTCGCGGAGGCGGTTGTCGCCCTCGGTGGTGTAGGGCTCGCCGTCATCGCCTCCGGCCGTTTCGGTCAGATTGGTGACGGACTCGATGTAGGGGATCAGGTCGACGAGGGTGGCGATCGTGCCGGCTGCGTAGCCGTTGAACTTCGTGCCGTTGCTCACGGCCGAGGTAGGCACCTCCACAGAGTAGGCGCCAGCTTGCAGCACAGCGATCTCGTCGGTCGCAAAATAGTTTTCGCTGTCCGGCGTCACCTTCGTCCACTTCGGAATGATGATGTTTTTCTCCTGCGGCGTGGAGACGGAGAAGCGCATGGTCGTCTTGGCCGGTGTGCCTTCCAGTCTTTTCACGTCCTGCCGCTCGCCGATGGCGTCCAGCACCTCGCCCCTCGCATAGCGGAGGAGCGTCTGCCGGCCGGCGTCGTTGAGGCTGTTGTAGAGGGCAACGAACACGGGCACGAGAGCCTCGCCGAAGATCCGGCGCTCGTCGCCCGGGTAGAGCGGCTCGCCGGCGCCCTTTTCGAGCTCGGTGATGATGGTCTTGTATAGGGTGCTCGCGTCTGTCGTGGTGAGTTTGATGTCCTCGCCGTAGGTGTTTGTCGCGTCGCTCACGCTGTTCACCTCCTTCATGTGATGTTGTCGATGCTGGCCCGCAGCTCGAAGTCGCCGGTCTGAGCGGTCAGGGCCTTCAGGTCGGAGCCACTGAGCTGCACGCGGGGCTCGTAGGTTTCCACAACGAACTCCACGTCGGCGGCCAGATCGGTCGCAGCGGTTTCGCTCGGCTTGTCGATCAGCGTGCGGTCGATCCCTTTGATGCGCTCATAGGGCACCTCCCCGCGGATGGTCTTGAGGAGGTTCTGCACACAGATCTCGGGCGCTCCGTTGCCAGATGCTTTCATTGGGATCACCTCACTTTACTTGAGCTGCGCATTGGTTGGCTTTTTGGATGCTTTGGCGCTGCTGGAGGCTCCGACGTTCACAGCCGAGGAACTGATGCCGAGCTCCTTGTAGGTGGCGATGCCCGCCGCCGACTTGGAGCTGCTGCCGCTCTTGCCGCTGCTGCTGGATTTTCCAGAACTGGCCTTTTTGCTGCTGGCCTCCTCGGCGTACTCTGTCAGCTTGATCGTGATCTTGCCGGTCAGGATCCTGCCGAGGTTGTCCAGTTTGGTGTCTGATAGGCTCACGCCTGTGAGCTGAAGGTTGGCCGGGCCGAAGCGCCGGCCGGCCAGATAGAAAGGGGCATACTGCCCGACCAGCGCCGTCCACGACTCGTACTCGCTGCGCACGTCGCAGCCGACCGCGGCGGCCAGATCGAAGTCGAAGCTCATGCTTTGCAGCTTGAGCGCCTTGGTCTTGGTCGCCGGGGATCCGGCTTTGTCGTCGCTGTTTTCCGTGTCGAGCTCGACGCTGTGAGAGACGCCATTCAGGGCGGCGATCCTCTGGCTGGAGACGCCCCACGTCTTGCCGTTCCATGATGCCATGACGGCCATGTCTATCCCTCCTTACTGCGGGCCAGAAGTGCTGCCTCCCATGCTGTCGGTGTGGGTGTGGCCGGTCAGGCTGATGCCCGTGGCGGTCACGTCTGCCGACGGGACGCTGATGCCCTTGTCCTGCATCGTGAGCGCGCCCTTCTTGACGGTGATGTCGCCCGGGACGATACCGTCCCACTCTCCGTCCATGCGGGAGAGGATGATGCCAGTGCCGTCCTCGAACATGGCGTAGGCGACTTCTGTGCCGGGGGTCAGGTTTCCCATTTCCCCGCGCAGATACCACGGGATCGTCAGCGGTCGCGTGACCATGCTGTCGGCTGTGCTCGGGAGCACTCTGGCCGTGGTTTTGTCGCCGTTCCTGTCGGCCTTTCCCTCCACGCTGGAGATCTTGCCCTTCTGGATCATTTGGTTGTTGCTGTTCATCAATATCCCTCCAGTGGCTTGCGGAGGTATAGCTTGCTCCGCGTCTTGACGTAGTCGTGCCGGATCCGGCTGATGAAGGCTGTGCCGTCCCACGACTTAACGCCCTCGGTCGCCAGCGTGACCACAGATCCCGCCGCATAGTCTCGCAGCAGCGAGCCCGTCCAGAGGGTGCCGACGGTCGCGTTTTTGTTGGCGTCCCGGAGGAGGCCCTTGGCGAAGCGGTCGGCCTCGCTCTGGTCAGTCATGCGGAAGGGTAGGATCCGGCGCAGCACCTTGTCGCCGCCGTTCGGGGCTGCGAAGGTGCCGGTCAGGCCGCCGTTGACGGCTTCGGCCGAGCCGTAGGCGTTGGTGCCCTCGTCGCGGTACTCGAAGTCATTGGCCGGGGTGATGGTGATGGTGTCGACGGGCTGCTGGCTTTCCATGTGCGCCTCGTCGTAGACGACCAGCTTGCCGTCATACACCAGAAACGCCGCGCCCTCGAGGGTGCAGCGGTTTTGAAAAAATGCGAAGTCTGCGAGGTTGTTCTGCTCGACGTAGTCGTAGGTCTGGTCGGTGATCCCGTAGGTCTCGAGCGTCAAGCTGTGGCGGCCGGCGATCTCCTGAGCCAGTTGCAGGAACTTGACCTTTTCCCACGATTTGCTCCGCTTATCCTTCGCAGACTGCGGGATGGAATAGGCCCGCAGGGTGATGATGCCGGACTCGGGGACGACGCTCTCGACGAACATTTTGCCCGTCTTGGCAGCGCCGTCCTCGATGGCGATGGTGTCGCCCTTCTTGGGGTTCCACGAGTCCCACAGCTCGCGGGTGTCGTTGAGCTTGAGCAGCAGCTCGTCGCTCTGCTTTTCGGCGTACATATCGTGATAGCAGCGGTGGACGCTGATGTCCGGGTAGATGTCGACGCCTTCGTATAGGATCTTCACGGCGTCACCTCCTCCACGGCGGCAGGGTCTCCGGCGTCTCCACGGTCTCGACGATCGGGATCCGCACGGACTCGCCGCCCTCGAAGATCAGCACGTCGCTGAGGTCGGGGTTGGCTGCGATGATGGTGCTTGCCATGCGCTCCTCGTTGTAGGCGACGAGCGCGATGCTGTCGAACGTGTCGCCGCCCTGTGCCACATAATCAATAAAGCTGACTGTCTGCTGTGACATAAGCGCCGCCCTCCCTTCTGCTGAGTGCCTCGAGAATGAAGTCGATGAACTCCGGCTCGAGGTCGCGGAGCTTTCGGATCAGTGCGTCCTCGTCAGTGTCGCCCTCGACCTTGATCTGCGGAGAGAAGGACAGGCCACTCAGGTCGTAGACCACAGCAGTGCCGGAGCCGCCGCTGAGCAGCTCGTAGTCGCTTTCGCCGTCAGATGCCCCGAGCATCCGGCCCGCCTCTGCCCAGTAGGACAGGTTTTGCGAACGGTATGCAGGGTTGAAACTGATGACCGCCTCGGTCGGGTAGCGTGGATCCTCGCCGGCGATGGACGGCCCTCTTGTGAAGCCGCCGGTCGCATAGCCGGAGACAGACGCGCTGCCGCCTCCACCTCCGAACAGGCCGGCGATCTTGGAGATGACGCCGGAGCCGAAGCTGACGATCTTCGATACCCAGCCGACAATCGTGCCGAGCACGCTGGCGATGGGTTCCAGAATAGACAGCAGCGGAGTCAGCAGTGGGGTGATGGCGCCGATCAGGCTCAGGATCGGGGGGAGTAGTGCCTGAACGAGCTGCATCAGAGGATCAAGCAGCGGCATGATGACGCTGTTGACGATTTGCAGGGCCGCTTCCAGCAGCGGGGTGATGACCGGCAGCAGGCTCGAGATGATGCTCACCAGCACAGGCAGCACGGCGCTGACGATCTGCGTGATGATAGGGAGCACGGTGGCAAGCAGGCTGGCAATAGGCGGCAGGATCGCGGAGACGATCTGCATGAGTGGCGGGAGGAGTGTCTGCACGAGGTTGAGAAGCGGCGGGAGCAGAGCGCTCATTAGCTGCGTCAGAACTGGCAGAAGGTCGGCCGCGAGCTGAGAGATCAGGGGCAGAACGTCCTCGAGGGCGTCGGCCGCGCCGGTCAGGAACTCGTCGACAAACGGGGCCGCAGCCTCGACCGCCTTGGAGATGGCCGGAGTGATCTGCTCCATCAGTTTTTGCAGGGTCGGCATGAACTTGTTGAGCCCGTCGAACACAGTGTTCGCCATAGGCTTGAGGGCCACTTCGAGCCCCTGCTTCATAACCTGAAGCCGCTCGGCGAAGTCGTAGGTGTCATCAGCTGCGCCGGCGATTGTCTCGCCGTTTTCTTGCAGCTCAGCCGTCAGGTCTGCGACGGCCAGAGAGCCGTCTCGGATTGCTGCGGCCATCGTGGAGCCTGCCCTTGTGCCGAAGATCTCCGACGCGATGCTGGCGGCCTCTGCGGCCGTCCCGGCGTTTTTGATCTTTTCGTAGTACATGGCGAGCCCGTCGCTGGCGCTGATACCCTCCTTGGCGAGTGTGGCGACGCTCTTTTTCATAGCGCCGAGCACTTCGTCGGTGTTTACGCCGGCCTTGTCGAGCTGGCCCATCAGGGCACTCGCCGTCTCGAAGGAGTAGCCCATCTCCTGAAGCTGCGGGCCGAACTTCTGCATATCTGCCATCAGATCCGTGAAGCCCATGCCTGTGCTCTGGCTAACCTTAAAGAT